GGTACAGGTGTGATAGGTGACGGAACTTCTGTAGATGTCGCAGTAGGTTGGGGTAACAATGCTTGGGGTAACGGAACATGGGGTAATGGGCTATGAATTATACGCAGCTAAAAGCTAACATCGAAAATTTTCTGGAAGATGACAGCGCGGAGCTGACTACTTCCATTGATCAAATCATAGCACAGGCTGAAGAGATGATCTTTCAACGCCTACCAAATTTACCTTGCTTTAGGAAAAACGCATCAGCGGCGCTGGTGCAAGGCACAACAGATTATACTGTGCCATCTGCGCGAATGATTAGACAGGTTTCTGTCATTACTGCGAATGTAACGTCATACCTAAATCACAGAGTGGATTCATATCTGCGTGATTACTGGCCAAACGCCACAACTCAAGGCGTTCCAGAAATGTATAGTACAAAAACAGCGGCGACTGGAGGCACAACTTTTACTGTTGCGCCCACTCCAGACGCCACAACATCAACTTATCAAGTTGATTTTATCGCCCCAGAAACAGGTTTAAGTTCAAGTAACGCGAATACTTGGATTGGAGATAACGCAGAAAATGTGTTATTAGCAGCGTGTCTTTACGAAGCATCAGCCTTTCTTAAAGCTGGAGAAACTTTGGCACTTTATAAGACACAATTTGACGAAGCAGTGCAATTATTTGTACAAGAGATGCAGCGAGACTACGCAGCAGAATATAACGGAGGTTTATAATGGCTATCGCACAAGCAATGTGTACAAGTTTTAAAGAAGACTTGTTTCAAAAAGAACAGGATCTGGATTCAGATACTATCAAGATCGCGCTGTATACTTCATCAGCGTCATTAGGTGCAGCAACAACAGCATATACAACCAGTGGCGAAGTAGCTTCTGGCAATGGATATACAACAGGCGGTGAGACACTTACCAATCCAGTAATTGGCACAAGTGGCACAACAGCGTATGTTGATTTTGACAACCCAGAGTGGACATCAGCATCATTCACAACGGCTGGCGCTTTGATTTATAACGACACAACGGCAGGCAACAATGCCATTGCGGTTCTAAACTTCGGCGGTGACTTTACGGTTACTTCAGGCACATTCCGCATTGTGTTCCCATCACCCGGCGCGGCTGGCTTGATCCGCATCGATTAATAAAAAAGGATAGTACAACATGGCTAGTACCTATGAAAATGACCTTCGCCTCGAAGAAATGGCCACAGGGGAGAACTCTGGCTCATGGGGTACGAAGACCAATACAAACCTCGAATTAATCGCAGATGCGTTTAGTTACGGCACAGAAACCATTGCTAACGCAGATACGACTATTACCATTGCTGATGGTGCGGCTGACGCTGCTCGTTCTCTCGCTCTTAAAATAAACTCCAGTGAAGATTTAACAACTACTAGAGTTGTTACTCTGGCTCCAAATACCACCAGCAAAGTTTGGATTATCGAAAATAACACCAGCGGTGGTCAGACACTTACGATCAGCGCAGGCTCTGGAACTAATATTACTTTGGAAAATGGCAAAACCAAGATCATTGCCACAGATGGCATTGGCGCTGGTTCTAATGTTGTTGAGCTTACGCAAGACATCGCAATTGCTGATTTGTTTGTAGATGATGATCTGACAGTTGGTGATGACATCATTATGGATTCTGATGGCGGCATCTTAAAGATTGGCGCAGATGCTGACTTACAAGTAACTCACTCTGGCTCTGCGGGTACGATTACAAACGCTACAGGCGACCTAACACTAGACGTTGCTGGTGACATCATTCTTGATGCAGATGGTGCTGATATAAGATTTTTAGATAATGGCGCTCAAATTAGTAAAATTACTAATGCCTCTAATAATCTTGAAATACATTCTAGTGTATCAAATGCAAACATGGTATTTAAAGGCAACGATGGTGGTGTAACCATTACTGCCCTTACCCTTGACATGTCTGAGGCTGGGAAGGCTATCTTTAATGCAGGGGCAGAGCTTAGTAATGCTGTAACAATTACAACTGATGATAATTCTACACAGTTGACGCTAGAATCTACGGATACAGATGCAAGCGGTGGCCCTATACTTGACCTATTTAGAAATTCCTCATCTCCTGAGGCAAATGATTTCACTGGAAAGGTGAGGTTTTCAGGAAGAAACAACAACAGTCAAACCTTCACTGCGGCAGAAATCTTAACTAAAATTCAAGATGTAGCAGACGGTTCCGAGGATGGTGATCTTCGCATTTATACTATGAGAGATGGAACGTCCCGTAACAGGTTGGCTTTTTATACAGACAAGACGGTTTTTAATGATGATAGCATAGATGCAGACTTCCGCGTCGAGAGTAACAGCAACGCCAATATGCTATTCGTTGATGGCGGTACTGATCGCATCGGGATCGGAACCTCAAATCCAGATCGGTTTATACACGCAAAAACTTCTGGAAACGTCCAGTTTCGTTTTGAAACAACATCAGAATCAACGGCTCAGATGGAGTTTAAAAATGATGCACAAATGTGGGCGCAAGGCGTAGACAATTTAGATCAATTCTTTGTTTATGACAGCGACAACGCACATTCTGCCCTGACGTTCATTCCTCTTGATGAGGTGGTGTTTAACCAAAACAGTAAGGACGTAGACTTCCGCGTCGAGAGTGACAACAACACCCATGCGCTGTTTGTTGATGCACAATATGGCTATGTCGGTATAAATCGCACCGCGCCGAGTTATGATTTAGATGTAAACGCCTCATTTAGAACTATTTACAGCGTTCCCGCATACACTAGCACAACCGGAACAGGCGCAAGTTCGGATTATTGGAAATTGGGAAGAGTTTCCAACTTGGTTGGTTCACGGTCTTTAAAAATCCGCATTTTGGGAACATCGAGTTATAGCCCGGGAAATATTGCGGGTGAGACAACCATTTTGTTCCGAGCCAACAACAGTGGCACAACAACGAACGGAACATTCTGGTCGGAAACGTCTGGGAACAATCACGTTGCAGCGGTAGCGTGGAAACAAACAGGCACTAATGACCAGTTTGATATTTGGGTAAAATGGGCGTCAAGTTTCGCGGGAACCGATATTTTTGTCGAAACCGCTGGTCAATGGGTGTTTGACATAACAAACACGGGAAGCACATCTCAGCCTTCTGGTTCGACAACAATATCCCCAAGGAAAGCAAATTATGTCGGAGATCGTTTAGCCTTAAATCTCCAAACAACGGAGGTTTCAGTCAACGACACTAGCAGCGACATGGACTTCCGCGTCGAGAGCGACAGCAACGCTAATATGTTGTTTGTTGATGCTGGGAATAACCAAGTGAATATTGGCACAACTACTAATTATGGATCAGCGCTTAATGTGTTCACTACGGGAACAGATGCTCTTGAAATAGTAAGTGACAATGGAAATGGAAATGCTGGTCCGTATTTAGACATTACGAGAAAATCAAGTTCTCCTGCCGATGGCGATTCTACAGGTGCAATTCGTTTCCTAGCGAATAGCGATGCTGCCGAAACTACTGTTGCCTCTATTAACACTGTCTTTGATGATGTGTCGAATGCCTCTGAAGACAGTTCTTTGTTCTTCAAAATTCGTCAGGCAGGCGCACAACCAAATGTTCTGGATTTAAGCCCCTCTGAAACTGTCGTAAACAACGACAGCTATGACCGTGACTTCCGTGTTGAGAGTGGTTCAAATACCCATGCCTTAGTTGTTGATGCTGGTGAAAATTCAGGTAGAGGTGGTGTTATCTTTGGTAAAAACACTTTTACATCGAGTACCAATGGCGCATACTTTTCGGACTTATCGAATTTCTACCACCTTGTTATTACGACAACGACTGATACCGCTTCTTACTCCGCTCAATACATAAACCGCCACAGTAGCACAGGCCAAGCCATAGTGTTCCGTTATCAAGATAATGATAAGGGTAACATCACGATTAACTCTGGCAGCGTTTCATATAACACTACTTCAGATCATCGTCTTAAAGAAAACGTGGTTGACCTAACAGGCGCAACAGCACGTTTAAAGCAGCTTGAGCCAAAGCGGTTCAACTTCATTGCAGATGCTGACACAACTGTTGACGGCTTCCTAGCACACGAGGTTCAAACCCTTGTTCCAGAAGCAATTACAGGCACACATAACGAAGTTGATGCAGATGGAAACCCTGTTTACCAAGGCATTGACCAAAGCAAGCTGGTGCCTCTTTTGGTTGCCACAATCAAAGAACTAGAGGCCCGTATTACTGCCCTAGAAAACGCTTAACCCCCAGCCATAAAGGAGAAACAAACAATGGCTATTACCTGCACTTGGTCCGTATCGGACATGCAACACACAGACGCAACGGGCGGGGTCTTCCTTGTCTATTGGTCATGCGTAGCGGCGAGCGAT